AAGTGGAGTAATAACTGCAACAAAATTTAAGGGGGATGGTTCTACATTATCTAATCTTCCAACATCACAATGGGTAGATATAGACGTAGGATTAGGTTTTACTTCAATCTATAATGCAGGGGGAAATGTTGGTATTGCAACTACCGATCCACGCAATAAATTCCAAGTAGGGGGCGATCCTAATAATGGATCAGGTGTTGGTTTTAACTCTACAGGTAATCTAAAAGCATCAGGTATTATAACTGCTGTAAGTGGATTTGTTGGCGATCTAACAGGAAATGTTACTGGCGATCTTACTGGAACTGCATCAAACGCAACCCTAGCAGCCTCAGCAACAGTTGCTACTAATGCACAAGGATTGACAGGCACACCAAATATAACAGTTGGAAATATTAATTCAGCAGGGGTAAGTACACTTGCAACTCTAAGTTCAACAGACTTCTCTACACCAACACTTAAAGGATACAGCACTCTTAGATCAATACATGGAACTACAACTACGTTAGTTGTGACTGTGGCCGCAAAGACTTCTGCACACAGATATAATGGAGAGGGAAGTAGTAATGGTTACTTAATAGATGGAGTCTCAGCACCATTCTTAACATTTACTCCCGGCCGCACATATCGTTTTGATGTTTCAGATGGCACTAATGCACTACATCCTTTACGTTTTTATTATGATGCAGATAAGACAACTCAATATACAACTGGTGTAACAGTAAGTGGTATTCAGGGTGCTTCAGGTTCTTATGTCGAGATAGTAATTAGTGATACTACACCCACAGTTTTACATTATGCTTGCTCTAATCATGCTTTGATGGGAAATGGTATTCAGACTAATTCTAATATACTAGACACAGAGCATAACTCAACTGTAAGGGGAACTCTCACAGCAACAACATTTAGTGGTAATGTAAACGCTGGTATTGTAACTGCAATAACTGAATTTAATGTAGGTTCTGGTGTTACAATCACAAGTATTGGTCGGGCTCAATTTGCAGGAGTTGGTTCTTTTGGAAATCAAATTCATGTTAGACCTATTAATCTAGCAGGCCCAATAGATTTTGGTGAAATAGCAAATCCCCAAGCAACTGGAACTAAAATATTATTAGCAAGCAATGATAAAATTCATTTCTATACAAATAATGCTGAGAGAATGACTCTTGACCAAAGTGGTAATTTGAATGTAGTTGGTATTGTCACGGCTGCAAGTTTTGTTTTTGGTAATTTAACATCAAATATTACAAGTATTGGTGTTGCGACTGCTACGAGTTTAGGAATAGGAACTGCAACTGCTAATTCAAATATTCAAATTGTAAGTTCAAGTGCATCATCACTTACTATAGGTAAAGGTGGTGCGGTAGGAGTAAGTAATCTACAACTCAGATATGGTGGAGGTGCATCTACATTTAGTGGAGACAATGCACTAGATTTAATTAACAATGGGGATGGTAATTTTAACTACTTCATAACTGGAACAAATAGTTTTGTATGGCATAAGGGTAATGCAAATCCATTGATGGCCTTGACTGACTCAGGCAACTTGGGTGTTGGTGTTACTAATCCTACAGATAGATTAAAAGTTCAAGGAGATTTAAATGTAACTGGTGTGGCAACAGCAACCACATTCAAAGGTGCATTTGTTGGAAATATACAGGGTAATGTTATTGGTAACATTGCAGGGGATGTTAATAATACAGGATTCTCAACCTTCAGACAGGTAGAGGTAACTCAGGGTATTGGTATTGGTGTTACGAGTTTAGGTAAGGTCTTTAGTGCTAATCCAAGTGTTTCACAAAGAATTGTAATGGAAACTAATGGTAATACTGGTATTCATACGAGTATTGTTGAACCACTTGCATCTATAACTACGAGACAGGATATTATTAACTTTGGTGCTTTAGGTGTGGGTGCGACTGCTAGATGTGCGGCTGATTTCCATAACGCAGTCAACGCACCAACATTTCAAGGTAGGTCAAGTTCAGTAGTTCCAACCATAGCATATATGATGCCACCACAGGTTACAACTGCACAGAGAAATGCACTTAAAGATGGTTACTTCTCAGATGGAAGTCAAGGAGTTCCAAATGGAGCATTGATATTTAATACTACACTTAACAAATTACAGTTCAGAGTTGGTGGTGCATGGGTTGACCTACACTAAAATTCTAAAATTTATACATACTCTGTATGGTTTGTTCGGGAAACTATAAGTTCTTATAAGACCAGATGGGAAACTGGCACACCCCCCTGCACAGGGGGTTTTTTTGTGTTAAGATAGGTTCATTGATGAGATATTAATGCCCCTAAGACCCCACCAGACTACAGCATTACAAGCAATGACTGACTATTCCAAAGGTCAGATCATTGTACCCACAGGCGGTGGTAAGACAATGTGTATGATAGAAGATGCCAAGAGAGTTAGTGGCACTATCGTAGTTGTTGCACCTCGCATACTATTAGCAGAACAGTTATCAAGTGAGTTTCTTGAAGTACTTGACAATGTATCTGTTATGCACGTTCACTCAGGAGAGACACATCATTACAGTAGCACAAAGCCTACTGATATTTGTATGTGGCACAAATATACAAGAGGAGATAAGATCATCTTTACTACATATCATTCTCTTCACAGAATACAGGAGAGTTATATTCATGTGGATACGATATACTTTGATGAAGCACACAACTCAGTACAAAAGAACTTTCTCCCTGCTACTGAACACTTCTCATATAATGCTGATAGATGCTACTTTTTTACTGCCACACCAAAGCATAGTCGCACTATCAAAAGAATTGGTATGAATAATCCACAGGTGTATGGCAATGTGATATGCCAAGTGCCAGCTCCTAAGTTAGTTGATGATGGTTTCATACTACCACCCAAAGTCAAGTTGAAGCAGTTTGACATCATTGAGGACAGGCAACAAATTCCTGAGAGAGACAGCGAGCATTTGATTGCTACAATAGATGACAATGACATCAACAAGAGTTTGATTTGTGCTAGATCAACCAAGCAAATTGTCAGATTATTCTCTGACTCTTCATTTGCGACTGATCTATGGGATCGTGGTTATTCTTGGATGTATATTACAGCAAAGACAGGTGCGGTCATTGATGGTCGTAAGGTCGATAGAGAGACATTCTTCAATACACTTAATGAGTGGGGTAAGACAGATAAGAAGTTTGTTGTAGTGCATCACAGCATACTCTCTGAGGGTATCAATGTCAAGGGATTGGAAGCAGTATTGTTTATGAGAAACATGGACTATATTACTATCAGTCAGTCGATTGGTCGAGTCATACGTCTTGGTTGCACCAAGAAAAAGTTTGGACTTGTTTGTATTCCAGTATATGATAAGGTAGGTATTAGCACCTCTAGGAGAGTACAGGCAGTAGTCGATACTGTATTCCAGAAGGGCGAACCCGCTATTTCTTACATGAACTCATGACCAAAACACCCGAAGAAAAGAAAGAACTGAAGGCCATTGCTAGGTTCTATAAAGACTGTAAGCAAGGATTTGCTACAAATGATGGATACTACGGAGTTCCTTCAAATGGTAAGAAGATCGGAGTGATCTATGAGGGCGAAATCCTTAAATTCTGTCGTAATGAATCGTCTGCAAGAAACTTTGTAGAGGAACATAGGAGACAGTTGAAAAAGTGTAACAGGAAAACCCCATAGTGGCAACACTATGCTAATATATAATCAAGATACAAAACACTATGAACCACTTAGTTGAACTTTATGTTGCAGGCCGTGTATTTAAAGAACAGGTCTATGCAAGAAACTATGATGAAGCAAAGCAAGTAGCACTTGCTAGGAATCCAAATGCCAGAGTGGTTAGTGTAACCGCAGTTCTCTAAAATGAAAGACCAAAGCACACTTAAAGTTGATTCCCCATCAGAGAAATGGGATAGAGGAAGGAGTTTATTACTGGAGTCCTTATATAAACCTGACCCTGCACTTAGGAATTGTTCACATAATCAGAATTGTTATGATGAAATGTTGTCAATTCGTGATGAAGTGATAGAATATGTAAGGGGATTGAGTAATCCCCATGATTCAAAACCATTGACTAAATGGAGGTAACTTGAAGGAATTTGATTATGAACTCGATTACAAAAGCATTGACTTTTCACTTGAAGAGAACCGCAAACTTTATCGTATTGGAAGGGGAGAACAAGGAGTACTATTGGTTAGGCCTTATACTAACGATATATGTAATCATTGGAAGTTTAGAACCCCTGAGATCGCAGTAGAATCATCAAATCATATCTACGGAATGTATCTTGACTATCGAGATCAAAAAGATTTCATAGGTATGGATATGTGTCGAAAGTTTCTTGAAATGGGATTTACAAGGGCGAGAAGATATGCGAATCATAACTCAGGAAGAAAGTACAAGAAAGGTACGAGAAATATATTACCACAAGAACCCGACCATGCTACGAGTAAATATGCTCAATCCGCAACAATTTTTAAAAAAGTACGAGATTTAGTTGCAAAGAACGAGATTTATGTTAGAATGAGAAAAGAGTGGAGAAAGTCTGAATGATGAGCCCTTTTGGTGTCGTGACTAATACGAGAGAAACTTATAGTAGATTCTATCAAAAGAATTTTACTGAAGTTGAAGTGCAATTTCGTGATGAAACACCAAGTTGGATTCCACTCGAAACATTACTGGCAATACAATCTTATGTTTCAGAAACCACCAAAACTAAATAATAGTGTAAGAAGGAGGTCACTATGAAATCTATCGAAGATCACATTCAAAAGGACAAGGAAATTCTTGCCGACCCAAATACTTCCGAACCAATGCGTCATCATATCGAAGATGAATTGCATGATTTAGAGGAGTATGTGGAGCATCACAAAGATGAGATCGCAGCTGGCGATCATCATGACCCCAATGTATTGGAAGTATTTTGTGACGTACATCCTGACGAACCAGAGTG